ATTTGAACAGTCCAGCAGCTCGCGAAGCCTGGTATATGAAACGCCACGGAGGTAAATTCAGCTACAATAAGCTGGAAGGACAGTTGAAAAGACGCAGAGCTGGCTATGCTGACGCGCTTTGGTCGATAGATGGCACAACAGTGCAGTTGATCAATAATAGTCTGGTACATGATCTGTATATATTCTATGTTTTTGATGCTCACAGCGAAAGAGTACTGGCATTTGATTTTGCAGAAACGGAAAACGCGCACCTAGTAGAGCGCACCCTTAGAGCGGCATTGAAGGACAATATGCGCAAGCCTTATCAGATGAATTACGATGGCGGATCTGCTATCCTGGCAACAACAGTCAAAGAGTTAATGGATAGAACTTCAAGAGTCCACTTCAAGTCGGCTCCCCATCGCCCAAGAGGTAAACGAGCGGAGCAATTGACTGGAAGAATTGAACAACACATCCTACGCAATTTCAAAAACTTCAAAGGAAGTAATATCACCTCACCATCGATACAAGGAAAGGCAAACCCTGACTTTGTAATGGCGCAGAAGAAGAAAGGAGAACTACCAAGTCGTGACCGTGTCATGCTACAAATGCGATTAGCCATCGACATCTGGAATAACACTAAAGGAAAGCGAGACGACATGACGCCAAACGAGCGATATGCGGTAGATCACAAGTACAGAGAAGTGCTTGAATATGATGAACTATTTCACCTATTCATGACTAAGCGAAAGAACCAAGTCAGCTACAAAACAACAGGAATTCGGATTGAAATCAACAAAGAGAAACACGACTACTGGGTGCTGGACGATGATGGTGTAGGAGACTTTGAATTCAGAAAGAACTGGCTTGGTTACAAATTCGACATTTATGTTGATGTGCATGACTTGGGCAGTATTGAACTGTACCACAATGGCAAAATGACTGGATACGCAGTCAAGAAAGAAGAATTTGCAGAAGCCATTGTCGATCGTGAAGAAGGAGAAACGGAACGATTAAGAGCTTACCAGGACAAGCAGAAGCGCAAAAGAAAAGAGCGTGATGAAGCTTGGAAGGAAAACAGAGCTGAGCTGGAAGAAATGGGAATCCCTGAACTAGGTTTCCATGACCTCCATAAAGACGCATTGAATAGGTTCGAGAGCGAAGAAACCTTGATTGAGCTTGGATTGATTGAACAGAAAAATAAAACAACCAGGTACGCCCAAGGTGCAGATGGGCGTATCCTGGAATAGAAAATAAAATCCCTTGAACAGAATAATATTTCCCTAACACTGTAAATGTAACTAATTATGTATTTCGAAACAAAAAATGAGATCACAAACAGTCTCAAATCACACATCGCAAAAAAAAGATTGAGTCAACGTCAAGTAGCTGATCTGCTAGGTGTCAATGTTGCCACAATCAACAATGTACTTACGCGAAAGTGGGAAACAAAAATCAACCTTATTTCTACTGAAATGTGGGCACGACTAAAAGTGTTCACTGGCATCCAAACTGATGTCGTTAGAGCAACTCAAAACCTAGTCACTGTACAAAATGTAGTTGAAAGAGCTCGTAAGCTCAACAAGATGTATTCAATAGTTGCTGAGCCTGGTTATGGCAAAACAACTGCCTTAGAATACCTAGCAAGTCGAACAGACGAAACTTACTACCTCTTAGTTGATAAGTACCACAGACCGCCAACCTTTCTTCGTGACATCGGCAAATCGATGGGACTACATGTTGAGGGCAAAGCAGGGTATTGCAGAGACAAGGTTGTCAGCGAATTGAAGAAAAAAGAAAACCCGGTCTTTCTGTTAGACGACATGGGTAAAGCGAACAATCTTTTATTTCCTGTTATACAGAATCTGTATGATTTGACTGTCAATAGAGGTCATGGCGCAATCGTGATTGCTGGAGTTGAAGAACTAAGAAGCAAGGTCAATAAAATGCGAGGTAAAGGACGAGGAGGATTTCCAGAATTCAATCGTCGAGTTGCTAGATGGATAGACCTGAAGAAACCAACAGTCGCGGAGTATGGTCAGATGGCTTCTGATTTTGGTATCCAGGATAAGAAGTCTATTCAGTTCTTGTATCGCAACTGTGGCAACTTAGCTAGTCTCAAAGACACACTTGAAGAGGCTGCATTTGAAGCTGAAAACGACATTATTACTTATGACCACTTACTTGCAGTTAGCTAATGAAAACTGCTACTGTAACATATCGAGAGGAATTGCATTGGTTTATGAAAACCATGCAATTCGAGCAGGACGAATGGTTCTGGCTCATTGCTGATAGAGGTATTGAATTCGCAAAAGCAAACGAGCAAGATTTGTACAAGTTGGTGTGTGAAAAGAAAGCGTACTGGACGTGGTTTAGGCTCAAAGTAAATCAATTCTGTATCAAGTGGGCAAATGACAACTTGAGCAGCACTAACCCTTCCCTGAGGTACCTAAAACAGCTTAGATGTTATTTCAGGACTGATTTAAGAAGGTTCTGTCACAAGGCATTCCTTGTGCATAGCTACGACAAATACTACAATCATATTATTCAATCATAAAAAATTATACAAATGTTTACATCAAAAAAAATCCATAAGGATAGCCTACAAGGTCTTTATGAAGGCTATTCAAACGCTACGGCTGAGCTCGTTAAAATCGAGACGAAAGAAACTGAGGAGATTAATAAGATCCTTAAAAAGAATAGCACAAAGAAAAACGTGTTGGCTGAAATTAAAACTAACCTCTTAGAAAAAATGGAAGCCTGGGCGACTGAAAACAAAGATCAGTTTTCAGACAAAAAGAGTCTTGAAGTTCTTGGTGGCTCTGTTGGCTTTAGATCTGGAAAAGCTAAGGTTGTGCTTCCAGTTAAGGAAAAACTGGAGATCGCAATTGCAACCCTTAAGGAGCGTGAGCTTAACACCTTTCTCATTGAAAAAACCGACATCTCCAAAAGTGCATTTATCACCAACAGCGGAAACCCTAGGATCAAAGAACTAATGGACGAGCTGGGCATAAGAATTAAGAAAGAAGATTCCTTCTTTGTCAAGTTGAAGTAGTTGGGGAACTGGTTTCCGATGTAGCTCAAAATGGGAGCATGCGCCATGTGGGTTCGAATCCCACCATCGGAGCAATAATATAGAAATAATGAAACGTACTATTAGTCAAAATAAAGAATTGTATGGGTTGCTTAATCGGCTTCAAATATTGGATCAAAAATCTGAACTAGTTCTAATCTATACAAACCATCGAACTGAGTCTTCATCCAAAATGACCAAGGCGGAATGTGAGCGAATGTTGATCGATTTGAGAGGTCAAAAAAGCATGACAGAAAAGAGATCCGATCGGATGAGAAAGAAGATCATTTCCATGATGGTACACGAGCTTGGATGGACTATGGATAAGCTTTATCAGTTTTGTATCAAAAGTGGCTATCTCAAGAAGCCATTGAACGACTACAGTTATGAGGAGCTGCCTTTACTAGTCACTCAATTTGGAAATATTCTCGAATCGTACATCCCTAAACTATTAACTGATGATTAAACTACAGGAGCAAAAAGTAAAGGTGAAACTAACACCTAATCAAGTCAGGGAAATAATACAGGCATTAAAGAATTTTATGTTTAGCGATCCTACTGGAAATGATCAAAACATGACTAATGCTTGCCTGTACACTTTACTAGTAAACCTTCATAATAAGTATCAACGCAATTCGAATATAGCCATTAAGCTGAGGATACAAGATGCTTATGGATTCTTAGGTTGGTTTTGCCACATAGAACATTTGTTGACTCCATACGCACGCGCAGTTTTGCTGAACATGAATGATCAATTGGTTCAGGAGCTGAGTGGAAATGACATTGCATTGATATATAGAAAAAATTTATCTCATGCCACGCACTAAAAATGATCGGCTTCTAATCAATCGCAATCAGAAGATTTTAAAGCGATTTGATTATTGGTATAACAAGAAAAGGCTCAGATATGATGACGTATTGCACAAGCTATCTGAGGAGGAATTCTTCTTAAATGAAAAGACGATACTTAAGATCCTGCGAGAAACTAAGAAAATAGAATCCAAATTTCCAACACAAACAAAATTAGAATTATGAATAAATTAAAGACAGATCAAAATGGAGGAATGCCATTCGTCGTAGACGATCTACGATGGATTGACGATAGCGTTAGAGATGCCTTTTTAGGCGTCCTGAGTGCTTTTGGTGATAGTTACCGACTCTCTGGAGCGGTTGCTACTGTAAACGGCACTAACCTGGACATAAGTGACGGGTATGTGGTTATAGGTGGCGAAGTAATGGAAGTTGTTGCACACTCAGTTACTAATGTTTCAGGAAACGATTACTACTTTCAACTAGAGGAGAATACTCCAGGAAGTGGAGGTGTGCCAGATGCAGACGGATATAAATTATTTGGTGACGCCATATCACGTGACACTTATTACATCCGGAGAGCGCATGTAATTGGCGATACCACCCAGCCACCAAATTCATTAGCCGTAGACGCTCAATACCTCAGTGAGCTTACAGATGGAGGTGCGATTGTTAAGATCAATCAAATTGAATCCACTTGGATATACCTCACGCCAACGGTCGCGGTAAATGGGGGTTCAATTAGCGTCACAGAAGCCTACTTGAAGCATAAAATAATAGGCAAAACAATGCATATAAATGTAAAGGTAGAGGCTACGATCACAGGCTCGGCTAACTTTATTACAGTTGCACTTCCAACTGGTGTTACTGTTAAAAATTCTGTTGGCGGTGCAGCGATGGACAAACTAACTACAACCGACAAAATTAATGTGTTTTGCTTTCAAAATAGCAATTTAATTGAGCTTTATCCTACTAGCACCTTCTCAGGAGATGTTGAGATTTATTTGAATCTAACTACTGAAATAAATTAATCACAGCTTTTAAATCACTGAGAAATGAAGCATTTCAAATTAGAGATATTGGCAATAATTGGACTTGTCATAGTGGCAATATATATGTTTTCAAGAATTTATTTTGAATTCAAACCGATCTATGAAAGAGCTCAAATAGAGTGTTATTATGACGTGATACACTATACAAGTAACAGCAGTATGCACTACAGGACAACGAAATTAGAAGGGATAAATAATGGTGTTGAGATGGTTATAGACAATAATCGCGTTGTAATAAAAGGCTCAATTAACGCCACAAAGATATGCCCACCTATAGAAAAATAATCAACCTTAATTAAAAAACATAGTCATGAATGATAAAAAATGGAAGCGATTTAGTAGGCAGGAGCTGAAGATAATTAAGAAGAATTTACACAAGAGCAGAAAAGCAATTCTACAAGAATTAAACGACAACGGCTATTTTCGTACTGAAGAATCCATAAGATGGAAACTCATTAGGCTGAAACATAAGATCAAGCAAGATTCAGCCATACCAAGCAGTAAATTAGAGCTAGTTTCAAGGCCAGAATACATTCACACTGGAGACTTCATTACGTTTATGAGAGGTGCGGTAACGGAACTTACATTTCTAGTTAAAGAGATTAAGAAAGATGCTCACAACTACTATTTCAGGGCAGTGATTAAGCGTCATAGTGATGAAGCATTACTAAGTAGAACAACAAGAATTACTGTACCGAAAAGCGTCCATACTAGAAATCATCAGAAGATATCGATGTTCAAATTATCTTAAGGATGCCATTCAGAGAAATTGAAGAGAAATATTTAGAGATCTGCAATCCTAAAAGCATTGTTGAAGGAATGACTGACTTGGAATTTATTCTCTGGTTAATGCTAGGAACACCCCAAGATGTCAGATGCACATTTCATCAACTTGAATTGCATGAGCTTTACGAATACGCAACCTTAGCAAGGAATTATCTAATAGAATTAAATTAATAACGATGAATAACCTAACACCCCATCCACTTGAAAAACTAGATGGATGCATTAATACCGCCTCAGGCAATAAGATTGATCTACTAAACCCCAAAACAGACCAAATAAGCATCAATGATATCGCAATCGCTCTAGGCAATACAAGCCATTTTGGAGGGCAGACAAAGCGTTTCTTTTCTGTAGCGCAACATTCATGGCTAGTGGCTGAAATCGCACCTGAGCACCTTAAAAAAGAAGCATTGATGCATGATGCAGCTGAGGCCTACTTAGGGGACATGATCAAGCCGCTTAAGATATTGTTACCAGAATACCAACGCCTTGAGGAGCAAATGCTTAAAGTGATCTTCGAAAGGTACCATTTAGATTACGAGAAGCTAATAGATGTCAAGCGTTACGATAAGAAAATACAACAACTTGAATATGACTTCTTTTATGGTGACAGAGTCAATAGCCTGGAGATATACCTCAATAGAAAGAAGTACTACAGATGCTGGACACCTGAAGCAAGTACCTCGAATTTCTTGAGTGCATTCAATGTTTTATTCAAGCATTAAATTATATCGTACGATACAATGAATACACCTACACAACACCAGTTCACGAAATACCAGAAGCTGTTTGAATATTTCAATCAAAAATTATTCATGGGTAAGCTTCCTTTCTGCCTGCTAATTCTATCAAGAAAAACAGCAAGGATGTGTGGTCATTTTTCTCCTGACAGATGGGAAGATCATGTGAAATGGTTCACCTTTGGCAGCATGAGTTTGGCACACTTAGATAATTTCTATTCCTACGCACAGAGTTCAGGTAATGGGCATACGCTACAAATAGGAATGATAGGAGGTCGGTTTGCGATTAAGCACAATGGTAGAGTTGAACTGTGCGCATCAGCTACTTGTGCCTGCGAAAAATACAGGAAAATATTTGAATCACACGTAGGCTATAAATCATCTACAACTCATGAAGCAAACGAAATACCAGAAGAAGGATAAAGGAGTCATAACGCCTTCTTTTCGACTTTCAAAGATAGAGGAGAGGGAGAGGCAGATAGAACAATGTCAATACCTCAAACGCAAATTTATACGCGGTGAAGAAGTATTCGTTCACACAGACTCTGGTTGGGGGCCCGCCATTATACACTTTTTCGAAGGTGCTGATGTTTGGGTTGAAACAGGGCTAACGGAGCTATTTCTGGTTAGAGTCGATATGATAATTTAATATAAGTCTTAATAAATACAACTCATGAATAAGGAAGATTGGAAGGAACTGGAACAAAGCTTCTCTACACACATAGGACATTTAGAGAAATTAAAGATTGATGGATATAATATATCGATTCAAACCCAACGCGGTAAAAACAAGATCTACTACATGGTCTGGGTCAATGGCAAGATGGAAGGAAAAAACCTTAAACTTGAAAATGAAATTTGTAAAAGGTTCTACTTTGTAAAAACCAAGAACCTCTACACAGCAAAGGAAAAAGCCAGATACATTAAATTGCTAGGAAAGCGTGGAGCAAAAAAGCTAAACCTAGACAAGAAGTTATACTTCCCATCTGCGCACTTTACTTCATTCAGTTCACTAAAGAATAAATTTATCAAGAACAACGAATCCATTGAGTGGATTAGAAAGTAATGGCAATTCACAACATCATATATGTCGATGATTCTGATACGATCCTATCAGAAGACACTATCACTCTTGAGGAAGTCTACAGACGTAGAAAGTCAAGAAGGATAAGAGTTGCTAAGCGTCTATATAAGCGATTTCCACTTTTTACAGCAGAATTCATGCAAGAAGAGTTTCCTGGTACCACAGCTGACCAAGTAGCTGAGATCGTATCAAAGAAGACACGAAAAACGAAAAGCTATCGTAAAGTAAAAAGCGGTCTTGCAAGATTTGGACGCTACCCATTAATGCAAAAGGCACTCCAAGACTACAAGGAAAGTGGAGATGTAGACAAGCTAAAGGAAGCTCAACGATTGCGATCAAACATGACAAAAGACTTTCAATTCAAATTTAGAATAGGAAAGGAGGTCAAATACTTTAGGCTCCCAGCTCACGCAAGCTATTCTATAGCTAAGCAAATAGCTGCTATCAAATGCGACTCCTGGGAAGAGCTGGATAGTAAGTGGCATGAATTAACTAAGTACGGACTTACTGGATAGGATTAATCAACTAATTAAAATTACAAACTATGGGGCTTACACACAAAATTTTTGAGCCACTTCATAAGCTGGTAATGTGGTATAAGTATTACGATAATTATAGAAGTGAAAGAAACAACAATGAGTTGAAGAAGCTTGAGACTGCTATTATTGACAGAATGGTCGTGATCAAGAAAAGACTTGAAAACATTTCTGAATTTGAATTTTCCGAAAAGGGAAAACGCTTCAAAGCTCAAAAAGACAATAAAGGACGTTGGTGGCTATATCTACACCATCATTCAAAAACTCACTTCATGCGGTACCAGGTATTCAAACGCCAATTTGATCTATGCATGGCTTACGAAATAAGAATTAACAAACAATAAAACTACTCAAGAATGATTCTAGCATTTAATTATAAGTTTAAGAAGCCCATACTTAAACGGGCCAAGATACACACCATCCGAGAAGACAAACACAGGAGATGGAGAAAAGGTATGAAAATCCACATGGCGACAGGCGTTAGAACCTCAAGGTATAATTGCTTTAAGGAAACAGAATGCATATCCGTTCAACGTGTTTTTATGAGTCTTGAACATGACGACACCATAGATGTTACTGTAGGCGGTCATTATCTATTTGGTGATGCTGAACGCCTTGAATTTGCCAATAATGATGGCTTTGCAACTTGGGAAGAATTTTATAATTGGTTTTATCCAATACTTAAGAAATCGCCTGACAAAGAGTTCTCAGGAAGGATTATCCATTGGACTGACAAAAGCTATTAATCACCATTTAAACAATTCATCAAATGTCATTCAACCACAATTTAGCTAGAGCATCACACCAATTCAGGTTTCAGGAATTGGGCTTCATTTTTCAAATTCACGATCTAGAAGACCATAGAGGAAACTGGTGGGAACTTAAGCGTAATGGGTTTACTATCTCAATCGATGCTTGGTATGAAGTAGAATTAACTAGAACAGATTCAAATGGATTAGAAACCGATCCTATAAAGATTGAGATAGACGACAAGTCCGATCTTCAAGCACTGATCGATTTTATCCAGCCACCAGAATAGTAATTATTAAACATTAAATATATTAGAATGAAAAAACGATCAAAAAATCAACTTATCCAAGAGGCGCAAGCTATTCAGGTGCCATTTGAAAACATATTTGCCCGGTATAAATACCAAAGGCAAATTGTTAAGCAATTAGAAAGCCTGAATCCTAGCGGTACTGAAGACTACCAAATTATTGTTGGCAAGTTTACGCTTGCAATCGGTTTCGCTGAAAAGGGGGAAGTTGGCGTCCTTACAATGGAGGTTTACAAAGAATCAAACTGGATAGCAAGCTTACAGCTGCCAGAATACCACAAGGACGCTGTAGTCAAGGTTGTGAAGACGATCATGCGATTCATTTCCATTTGGAAGTAAACAATTTGTAAGAATAATTAAAGGCTGTGCAGATCTGCACAGCCTTTTTTATTTGTCATTGACATTGAGCACACTTTTAAATGTTTCAAGAACCTTCTGGAAGTCTACATTGTATCGCTCAAATTCATCCACCAGGTCAGTTCGTTTATCATTGAGTCTTTTCTTGAAAACATAATAATCACCAACACGTCGAAACTCCTGTATGTTGAATCCTTTCTTATTTATTACCGTGGTAGTGTCAATTAAATAGGAATACGAAGACACGGTGCAAGGACGCCAAAGAGTTTCATTTTCTTCTCTCCAGAATACTTGTTCATCTATAAGCCACCGAAAATCGAGTTGCACAAATTTTGTATGAATTCGGATCATACGTCAAATTTACAATTATTTGTCAGCTCGAAAAGATTCGTTGAATCCTTTTCCGATCACCTCAAGAGAAGGATCAGGAACGATAACCACGTCATCCAGAATGATAGTTTCATACCCATTCTGAACGTTCGCAGAATCATCGCAGATCACACATTGGTAGTCAATCAAATCAACATGTACATTATTGTGAGAAGTGTCAAAGGTTTGATTTACTCTACTGAGCGCATTAACCATGTTCGAAGTTGCAAAACCTTGTAATTTGGAATGAACCTGCTTCAGGTACCTGGCAATATTAAGAGCCTGCTCCTGGTTGGAGCTTGCCTTTTGTTGATGCGCATTGAAATAGAAATCAGCTGCTGTCTCCTGGACAATATGGAATCTAATTGTTGTGAGCCCTTCTTGGATGCCAAGCGTCTTAGTTGTCCATTCTTGGTCAACCCACTCAATAAATATTGCAGGCAAGGGGATCGGGAGACTTTCATGTGGTTCCCTGTCACGAATGGCTTCAGGTTGCCCACCGTACTTGTCGATCCACATCAACTTCTTAGATATAGCTTTCTGACCAGCTGGCACAGGAAACAAACTGGCATAGTTAAGATTTAATGTACTATTAAGATGATCAATTAATTCAAGATATGTATCTACCATTATTGCTGTAGTTATTTTATAGTTAATAATCCACTCTAATAGCCAATCCATCAGCTACTAATAAATCAGCTAATGAAACCTGAACACCATCTACTGTGATGTATACATCTGCGATATATCTATCAAAACTCTTAGTGTCTTTAAATGTCTGTACCACAACATTAGGATATCTAGTAAGCATGTCTTCTACATACTCCTGTGCTTTTCTTGCACTTTCCTTGCTCTTGCCTGTGCCTCCCCTCATCTCTTTACAGTTTACACCCTTTAGACGAACAGCGACACCTTTGCCTCTTTGGCCATGCTGCCAGTTACCTAGTCCAAGGTCAAAGTCGAAGCGGATGGTATCACCATCGTAATTGCTCCGATACACTGCGTTATAAATGAAATTGGTCTTAATAGTGCTCATGTGAATAGTTTTGTGATTTGCTTCACAGTCTGCGAAGTGATCCTTTTGTTAGGTATTTTTGAATTGCCCATGAATTGCCTTTTGGGCATTTTAAAATGTACATTTCTTTTGTGAGCCTGCACGGTCGAGGCTGCGATGGGCGCACCCTTGCGAGTGTAGGCTCTACGTCTGTGTCGTCCTATTTTGGCAGTGGCTTTGACTGTAAGACCTTCGTTGTGAACAATTGCATAAGGAAGGCTAGTTCCAACTACAACGAAGCCTGGACGCTTCTTAGTGACCTTGATTGATCGTTTCAGCCGTCCTGTTTTTACAAGTGTTTTTCCTTTCCTGGTGCGCCTACTGGTATCCTTTGTTTTTTGCCATTTATCAATGCCAGAGTCACCACTAAAACCTTCACTTTTGAATGATTGCTTGAAAAAATCAACAGCAATTTTACCAACGAATTTAGGAAACCTACTGTTAAAGGCTTCAAAATCCTTTTGTACTTCTATTAGATTTTTTCCAGATTGCTTGAATGGCATCTATGCTCTTTTATAGGTCACTTGCTAATGTTACCTCAACATCGCGAATTGCTGAGATAAGACCACGCTCCACTATTTCCATAACTTGATCAACATCGATGCCTGAGCTTTGATCGATGATGTTCTTTACCTCACCAATTAGCTGATTGATATTGACATTAATATTCTTCACGCTTTTACCTCCAGCAACCACACCAGCGATTTCTGAACTTCTTGAATTGCTTGTCCCAAGAACCTGGTCAACTTCATTTGTGGTTATCGATTTTGGAAGTTTTGGAGCAATAGGTTTATTGTTACCTGGTCTCGGTTTACTATCAATGCCTTTAGAAAGCTCTTTGATTCGCAGATCGCGAGTCCTGTCATTGAAAAAATCAAGAACTTTATTGCCACCTTTAATGCTTCCAATTTGCGCCTTTTCAAGTAATTTAACTATAGCCTTATTGCCTGCAAGATCATCATTACCATTAAATTTTTCACGTGCTTCAGTGGCGTTCGTCCTTAAGCGGAATTTAGTGATTTTGTCAAGAGGTAGTTCGTATAGGCCAAGATCCTTAAGGAACTGTTCATTGTCTTTGTTGCCACCAAAAGAGTTTCTTAGGAAACTGCCAGCCTTGTTTCCTAAATCGCCAGGGGATTTAGTATTTAATGGGTTGAATTTTAAATAGACCTTTATTGCTTTTTCTAAAACGGCCACCACGCTTCCAATTTGGCTTGCAGTTTTTTCAAATCCAATAATCCATCTATCTATGTGATATGTGATTTGTGGCATTTTATTGTCTATCTTTTGTAAGACCTTGAGAACAGTTGGCAGTATGCGTTCGCCTAGCTGGATCATTAACACATTGACCTTGTTGCCGATCATCTCTGAAAGCACAGATACATCCTTCTTAGCATTAGCAAAAGCCTTATCGATATTGAATTCTGTTTTATCAAACTGCTCAAAAACACGCACCAGCTCATTGCCGTTTGTAGCCGTCTCTGCTATTAGAGCTTTCAAACCTTCATTGCCCTGGAAGCTATTGACAATCTTTGATATTGCTTGATCATTGCCACGCAATTTTGAAAGTCGGGCATCCAGCTCCTGCACGACTTGACTGATTTGTTTGACACCGCCTTTTTTATCAAAAAGCGATATTCCAATTTTTTCAAGCGACTTGATGGTTGACTTTTTAGTCAGATCCTGAAGAGCGCCTTTTGTTAAGGTGGCAGCTTCCTCAGCTGACTTTGTTCTTTTTGAGAAGACTGCAAATAGCTTATTTGCAGAATCAATGTTTTGACCAGCCGCTTTGGCTTTGCCAAGGTAATCAACCTGGACTCTAGCGAAATCAGCGAAATTGACTTTTCCGACTTGGATGGTCTTGGCAGTTGATGCAAGGATGCTGTCTAGGTCGCTGACCTTCGATCCATACACATCTATAATAGTAGATGCGGATTCAATTTGCTTATTGAAATCACTTTGAGTCGCTGTGCTGAACTTCGAAACCCTTTCAGTAATAGTTTGAATCTCATTACCGTACTTTCCTGTGATAGATTGGATGTCATAATAGGCCTGAGTCATTTGCTTTGTGCCTTTTCCAGCTTCAAATGCAGAAGCCAGGACATTGTTCTTAAGCATGTCCAGCTGCTCATTTGTCTTGTCAAGATTCAAAGTTTCAAGCTCCCTAAACTGTGTTTTAAACTCTTTAGCCTTCATAACACTAGAACTCATTATTGCCACAGCTCCAGCAGCAGCTGCGCCAACTGCCACATAAGGATTGACAAGCGTGCTGACAGCACTTGCTGCTCCAGGCATTACTTCCTGAATCCCTTGGAACACGCTCAGGTTCTTTGCCTGAAACTTCGCGAGCTTGCCTTGCATCTTGTCATAAGACTTTCCCACGCTACGCTCAGTACCATCTGCAACCTTTTTGACTTTGTCAATATTGGCTTGCATCTTACCTAGGCTACCCTTCATTTTATCCTTGAGAGTAGCGATCCATTCTAGTTGAGTTCTTTTAGTGCTCATAACTTATTTTTTGTTCCCTATTCTTGTATGGCGTTCTTCTTGCCGATTATTGGTGCACCATATCTGTCTGAAAGCTGATCATAATAATCATCCTCTACTTCCAGGTTGTTAATGATCCACTTATCCACTGCCATTTGATCTTTCAAAGAGAGCTCTCGAGTATCATCCCAACGAAACTCCAGATCCGCAAATGGATAACCATGCATAACTAACCTGGGCAATAGTTCGTCATTGATCCAGTAAGCCATGTCTTTTTTATCCGAATCGATCACAGCTTCCAGCATCTCAGCATGTGTTTGGCTCTGACTTTTAGAGGAGCCATTGTCTGTCGTCATAGTAACTGTTAGAAGGGCTTTACTCACCTCTGAGTTCGCCCTAAGTATTCGCTTATCAAATACATTATAGGCGTCACCTTTTGTGCTCTCTTTGATTTCAACATCAGTGCCATCGGGAAACAAGCCATAAGCAGCTGAACCCATTTCCTTGAGCCAGCTTTCAATAATGTCATGATCGTCTTTGTTCCTACTGGCAGTTTTCGCGATTCGAATAGGCATGCCAAATATCTCACCAAACTGATCCCAGAAAGACATCATGTTCTTCTTTGCTAATGCTTCAGGAGAAATTGCTAACAATAAACCAAGGTCTTTAGGTTGCCCGAACTCCATCACCCACTTAGTCCAAGCTCCTTTCTTGTAACTCCAACCCTTTTCATCTGTAGGATCTTTTAAGATCAATCCATGCTCAGGCACTACGTGTTGCCTTGGCACAAGTGAAACATTGCAGAATTCGAGCTGCTTTGATTTCTCGTTGTACGCCATATCGCCAAGCTGGACAAGGGAATGACCATGCAGCTTGGATTCCCAGGCAAGATGCAGGAACATTTGAAACCAAGACCTTTGCAGAAGCTTAGTTCTGTCTGAGTCGGGTTGGTTCGCTGAGTCAACTAAGACAAACTTCTGACTTGTCGCTTTAAGTCTTCTTTGCTGGCTGACACCTATAAGGTGTAGGTCTTTCATTACGTCATAATAGACGTTGTTTAGTAAATATCTACGTGGTTTCTTGACATCAATTGCCATTTGTTCTGCGCGTCGCCAGTTTCTGGTTGTTTGCTCACGCAAGTAGCTCGTTTTCTCCATCAAGTTGGCAACTGCCTGTTTTGATTTTCTTCCAACTCTTCCATTTGGAAGAATCTGGTTGATAAATTTCAAAGCTGCCTTTTCTTTATCTCGCTGCTGTTGGAAGTTTTCAAGCCACTTAAGGGGATTATACCCATTTTTGTTTTTCATCGCTTAGGTTTGAGTTTAAACGCTATTTAAACGCATATTCTTGATTTACTTTAAAACAATTTGCATCACCAAGACGAAAAAAGTCTATTATTACCTCCTAGTCGAAGCAAATTGGATGATCCTTCTCCTGTTTTTGGATCTATCGCTTTTGGCAGATCTGGAGTAATTGTACCTTTAGCGACTCCTTTCAGCCAAATCATCGCTTCATCATATCTGTCAACTCTGATTTGAGGTATATTTTGAGGGCTGATTCTTGCATGCACATGATACAATGCTAGATCAATCATATACATTACGATTAAGGGATGTCGTTTATCTCCAAGTTCCCAAAATGTATTGTTTGTTGGATTGTTGCTAACTGTAGATGCAATGGCTGTGTAAGTGTGGCCAACTTGCTGCCAAAATGCAGTGTTTGTTGGAATTTTGCCAGTATTAGCCACAGTGCAGATGTAGTTGCGTTCGTCATTGTTGGAAATATACGTAATGTAATCGCCCACAGCGTAAGCAAACGAATCATCGTAGTCGTTAGGCTCAAAATCAAATTCGACAATGGCGCCAGACGAGTAAGTCGCATTGTTATTATATGGTTGAACATCTAAAAATATCTCCTGGTCATTATACCTACCATTTAGATATGATTTGATTTGTTCGTAAGCTGCAAGTTCGCTTTTCGTTCTGATCGAATTTTGATTGTCTACGCAAATATTGTAGATGTCATCCTGGATCAGAAACGCGTAATCATGTATTGATAGTCTCATGTTGATCTTTTGATTATCCAATGTAAGTCACCACAACCTGGTGGCCAATTCCTGAAATTTCGTATGTCGGCAATCGATATTCTCCTTTAGGGTTCACCTTTTGTTTAAACGATTGGCCAATTGGAATATTAGTTCCATTCACCAAGCACCCTCCAGTACTGCAAACATAAACCTCAATGGCTCCTGAAGGGATCACCACAGGAGTGCTAGTTGCATTTGTATGATATTGGACAAGGATGCCACCACCGTTCTTGTGGTAAGATTTTTTACCACTTACTGACAACCCTTGGATTTCTGTAAATAATTCTACTACCATAATTTTAATTTTACCAGCGCAATCTTGGTTTGCGTTTCGCGATTTTTGGAGCAAAGGCTTCTTTCTTTGTCCGCTTGTTTAATTTTTTGACTGCACCTTGTAGCGCATCAGGAAAGTCGTCTGGAGCGTTAGATCCTTTTTCAAATGCCAATATTTGATCAATGGCATTCTTCATGTCAATACTGTTCTTCAAATCTTCATTGAAGTACATCCATCCCAATTCGAAAGTAGCTGACATGTTTTCGATTCGAATGAATTTATTTGCCTTACTTTCTTTATCAGCTCTGATTGGAATGTACCAACCTCTGGCTTCTCCTTCATTGTCGAAATCGTCTCTGAAGAAATCAGCCTGAATAAAGCTTCCTTCGTACCAGTATTCTGGATGCACTTCCTTTAAGTTGTCTTCATGTGTAGTGTAAAGCCATTTCACAACCTTGGTAGTGGAGGATTGCTGGCAGAAAACAAAATTCACCATGTACTCTTTACCCTTTTTGCAAACAATCGGCATGGCTTTAAAGTCGCCTGTGGACGTATAAGATAAATCAGCATAACCAACAATGAAGTCGTATTCGCTAAGAGGTAGAGGTTTTTTGTATTGTATCCATTCCTCCAGGAAAATATTTCCATCCTCAATGGGGTTGTTCATGTATTCTCTTTGGAAAGACCTGTAGGTTGTTTTCTTGCGTTTCTTCTCCCAATACTCCTTACTCGTCTTAGATGGCCATGTTGGCTCCCCATTCTCATCGAGTGCATTTACTTTTAAATGAAAAGCTTCCGGAAGATCTTTAAGACAATTGACTAGGATGCTGTTCTTGTGAATCCTGTTGTTAGCAATTACGAAACGTTCAATTGCATAGTCAGCACTATCAAAACAACCTCGCAGATCTTCCAAAATCCATTCTACTGCTTCACGAACTCTTTTAGGGTTTTTACAACGTTCTTTTGTGTCAGCATCATCAATCAGAATATAGTCTGGTCGTTTTTCGTTTTCCTTCACACCCCGTGGAGAGGAGCCTAGTCCGAGGGAGTAAAACCCGACCCCATTCTTTGTAGAAAACTCACCAGACGTCCAATTGCCACTACTAACCTGGTCACCAAAGTCATGAATAAGTCTTTTGTTGTACTGGAATTCAGCTTGAATTGTTCCAAGCAGCTTAGTAGCTTTCTTGTCAGTATCTCCAACGACGATCATTCCATTTAACTCTACATTTATATACAGCCAGATTGGAGTGCCTAAAACTGCATGAGTGGATTTAGCACTACTCCTGTAGGCTTCGAAAACTACATCAATAACCTTATTTTCTTTGACTGCGTTTGCAAATTCTATATGAAAACTAGCGCATGGTGATTTGGCATAATGCGGAAAGTAATACTCAAAGAAAAATTTATAGTCTTTCTTGGCTCTTTTGATTCGAGCTTGTTGCTGTGCAGGAGTCTCAAAGGTATCGACAATAGTGGAGCTCTGAATGTCTTTACATAGGCGCTCCCACTGTTCGACCATCGATTTTGGAACGCGCTTCATAATTTCTCTTTTATGTATGAATTTTGATAATGATTGATCTTTTTAATCAATTCCATCGTCAATTCTGAATCAGATCCCCTGCGATGTTGTAGCCACTTTACGAATTCAGAAAACACACCAATTGAGTCAATTACTGAATTGGGTTCTAGTTTCTCAATCGATGATGTGATCTTGATTAACGAATCTGCAATGTTTCCATATTCGTCTGACTCTAGAGCCTTCTGGATTATTGCTTTTGCTGAGAGCAATAGTCCGTTTACAAGCTCTTCACGAGTCAACATTTTAGCAGCTCGCTGCTCTTCCCATTTGCCCTCTCTAATCCACTTTCTAAGCGTGTTATCGCTGCCAATTCCAACAGTAGTTAGAATGGATTCCAATAACTCACCTTGCATGTACAGAGAGAGCGCCCATTTCTTCTTTTGTGCAGAATTCATGTTACAAAAATGGCAAAAAAAACACTACACCTTATTGATTTATGTTTTTGTTGAATGTTCATTATTAATTGAATGCAGTCAAAAAACCCAGCAAAAACACACAATTTGCATGACTCAGAAAAAGAGTGAAAATTTGTGTCATAATTAATTAATAAATGATGCTAACGCTGCTCAATATTCTTCTTTTAAACATGACAGATGATATGTCTGCGGCTAAAGTGACAATAATAGCTGCAATTACAGGATTATTGGGTGCGCTTATTGGGTCAGGCGGTTTGGGCGGTATGCTTAAGGATTGGCTTGGCTCTAAAAATCATGAACAAAAAGCAAAAATATTAAGTGCGGAAAAAAAGGATTACGTTGAGCGGATTGCGACATTGGAAAAGGAGCTTACTGAGGTAAAGCTCACGCTAGAAATCTTAATCGCAAAGCTTGAAATGTTGAAAGGCATAGATGGCTCATTCAAGTATTACGAACTCTTAGTGAAAAGAAAAAAGAAATTTGACGATGAACAAAAGGGTGGATGATGCGCTGAAATTCCTAGATGATTTGTTGTTGTTACAAAAAGAGACAATCGACAAATTTAAAACAGGTGGTCAATTGGTCACTTTTGAAATGGTTCACGCTATTGGGACTGATCCAATTGACATTGCAGCTGGTGTTTCAGTCTGGTCTACTGAAAAAACAAACCAAGAGGTTGATTTGTCTTGCAAGATGCAGGATAAAGCTGAATTGCCAAACCACATGCATCCTGACGCAGACGAAGATTTCGACATTGAGTATGGTAAGTTATTCGACAAAAATACAAATACAGTTCATGAAGGTAAATTCACCTTTAAGGCTGGTCAATGGCATAATCTGGTTGCAATAGGAGAAACGTTCATCAAAATCAAAAGTCGTAAAATCGAATCATGAAGCATCTCATAAATAAGGATAAAAATCTAATCACATTCTGGTTGACAAAACCAATCTTCAACTGGACGACTCCAGCTGATGAATTTCAACGTGCAATGCTAGTTGCTGAAATGGATGGAGTTAAAGAAATGAGAATGCGAATCAATTGTCCTGGAGGAGCCATCGATGTCGGTAGTGCCATCGCAAACGAAATTGAACGCTCGTCGATGCGCACAATTGCAATGGTCGATGGTATTGCGGCTAGTATGGCTAGCAACCTACTTGCGTACTTTGACGAAGTAGAGATTGCTGGTAATGCAAAAATCATGATCCATAACCCAAGTGGTTATGCTTCTGGACAGTCAGACGATATGAGAACTGCAGCTCAGCTGCTCGACGATATGAAAAACGATCTTCTTGATCGCTACGTCAAGCGCACCAACGTGAAGCGCAAGGCCTTGTCTACTATGATGGATCAAGAAACTTGGATTAATGCCAAACAAGCCATTAAAAACAAGTTTGCTGACAGGGTCTACAATGCAGTCGCAGAAGTTGAAACTGACAAGTCAGCTCCTGACGACATGTACACTGCATTCCATTCGAAATTAACGAAATTCTATAATCTGGGCGATGACCCTACAAAAATACAACAAATGTATTCTAACGAAGCAAAACTCAAACTGGGGCTTCCAACTACTGCAACTGATGCACAAGTTGAACAAGCCTTAACCAATTTGCAAACTCAAGCTGCCAAGACTGAAGCTTTAGAAAAGCAAATTAATGACCAAAAAGCAAGTCAAGTAAACAATCTAATTAATAAGGCAATTGCTGACGAAAAGATCACTGCTGATTCAAAAGACCATTATACCAAGTTGGCAACTGGAGACTTTGAAACTACAAAAGCGATTTTGGACGGAATGACCAAAGTGGTAAAACCTAGCGATGTTATCAACTCTGATGTTGTTCCAGGACAAGCAGCTGAAAAGAAATGGGATGAACTGGTTGCAATGGGACCTGAAAAGTTCACAGAGTGGAAAGATCAAAATCCAGAAGCATACCAAAAGGCTTTTAAAGATCATTATAAATAAACAGCTAATTAATTAGCTAAAGTTTAATCAATAATTTAATCAATAATTAATTCAAAATATCATGGCAGGAGTACATAAAGAAATTTGGGAATCAGAAGTTGAGAAAAAATATAGAGGCGATCAAACTGGTCGACACTTAGAAGGAATGAAGGACTACTCGAGTAAAGTTTCAATAGATAAGGGTGTAATTGCAATAAACTTGGCAGTTATCGGGGCTGACCCAAAAGCTTTGGTAGACAACACGGTTTATCCTATTTCATCTAGTGCACATGATTCTTCTCAAGCGGTTTTAGCCTTGAGGAAAGTTGAAACCGAAAACACAATTATTACTGATGATGAATTGTATGGGATTTCCTATGATGCTATTGGGGTGACTGTTGAGCAACATACAGAGGTACTTTCAGAAACCAACATCGCCCTAACCAATTTTGTTTTTTCACCTAGTACTCATACTGCTGAAACGCCAATATTCCTAACGACTGGAGCGGATAGAGATGGATCAGGTAGAAAAAAACTAACAGTTCAAGATATTAGAAGACTGAAAGTGGCTTTCAATAACGCTAAAATTCCATTGACAGGAAGGCGTATCGTACTTTGTGCTGAGCACATTGGAGATTTACTAGACGAAAACGAAGCTTTCTCTAACCAGTATAAGAACATCCGCGAAGGTCAGATTTTGCGTTTATATGGCTTTGATGTATATGAGGAATTAGATATGGCAACCTACACAGGAACTGCCGGGGACGCGACAACAATGAATCGTGAAGCTTTTGGCAGTATTCCTGACTTTTCAAGTAGCAGATTGTCTTCTTTTGCATATTATGTACGAAATGCATGGAAGGCAATGACGAATAACAAAATGTACTACAGTAAGGCTGAGGACAATCCAAAAACTCGAGAAAACGAAGTAGGATTTAGAAAGTATTTTTGTGCTGCTCCAAAAACCCAAAGAGGTTTCGCAGCCTTGGTCGATGATGACAGTACTGTATAGTTCTCTAGTTTCAAGTCAATAAATTCTAACATAGGCTTCGGAAGCCTTAACTAAATCAACTGAAATGGATTTTAATCAAAAAATCAAAAACTACTTTAAAAGTCACCCAAAAGCTAAAAGTGTAATAATTGCCTCTGATGGCAATTGTTTTCAACCAGATGGTTTTGGGAAAAATTGTGCGAAGAACCATGCAAAAGAGAACGATCTCAAATTTGAGGAAGTCAAGCGAGGTCAAAAGGTTACAATTTCAATGAAATCTGATGATGTCATCAAACCAATTATAGGCGCAACTGAAGTTAAGACGCTCAAGTCTGAAGTTAAGACGCTGAAGACTGACAAAACCAATCTTGGAGCAGAGGTGAAGACACTCAAATCTGAGATCAAGACGCTGAAGACTGACAAAACCAATCTTGGAAAAGAGGTGAAGGCACTCACATCTGAGATCAAATCGATGAAGACTTTAAATGCAAATCTTGAGTCAGAACTTGCACAGCTCAAGAAAGAAGAGCCAGTTCTCGATGCTGATTCAAAGGCTGATGCTGATTCAAAAACAGACAAAGTCACTACTGACCCCAAGGAGGGTTAATTGAGGCTAGTCAGAATTTCAAATAAAATCCTTGTAATAGGATTATTTTTTAAAGATAAAATTCAATACAATGGGCGAAATTAAGTTCATACTGGGTGATGGCAATTCAGGAAGAAAGGAGCCAGATGGTGACGATATCTCTGGTATGATTTTCATTGCCAATACAGCACAAGATCCCCTTCCGATCGATCTTAATAAACACTATGAATTAAATAGCTTACAAGATGCTATTGACCTTGGGTTTGACGAGGCCTTTGATTCTGGATTAGACCTATTTTCAAAACCTCACTATAACATTTCTGAATATTTTAGGTTTAACCCAAATGGCACTCTATTTATTTATTTCATAGAAAGTGACACTGCTACTTATGTAGACCTATTTCAAGGCTCAGCAAATATTCCTCAGTTCTTAAAGTATACTGGAGGGAAAATCAAGCAACTTGCAGTCATAGGGATGGACAACGACACTGTTAATGCAAATTTAAAGAGTACTGTTATCTCCGCTGCGCCAATAGCGCAACAATTAGCAGACTCAGAATTTGACGAAGGTCGACCAATTGTATTTTTGCTTCCAGGATGGGCCTTCACGGGCACAGTCACAACAGCACATGATTTTTCGGCAGAAGATTTAAAGAATGTTTTTGTCACTATTGCTCACGACAAAGAATATGCATGGGCATTTACAAATGCTGCGTATTTGGCATACTCTAACAAACAGCCTGCAACTGCGACTACTTTGGGCATGATCGCTGCTAGGTCTGTTCATGAGAACATTGGCTGGACTGGCGGTACACAGGAATTGCCTGGCGACCTTTCTGACACTGCTGAAGGAAAGATGTTAGAGGCTAGATTTACCTCTACTCAGTTGGCAGAGGATTATAAGTCAGACTGGAAGGCCTTAAGCGACAAGGGATATGTTTTCCCTGTTAGCTACCCAGGGCAGTCAGGAACGTATTTCTATTCTGATAGAAATTGTGCCAGTACTTCAAGTGATTACAATTCTATTCGAATTGTAAGAACTGTAAACAAAGCTGTTCGTTTGCTTAATGCTGAATACTTTCCATACATAAATTCGCCTATTGAGATTGATCCTGATACAGGACAAATCGCAGCGATTACAGCGAAATCTCTAGAAAACGAAGGCAATGATGCGCTCGATTACATGGTAGGACTTGGTGAGCTTTCTGGATTCAGGGTCTATATCGACCCAGAGCAGGATGTGTTATCTAATGGAAAAATTATTGTTAACGTATGGGTGGTGCCAATTGGCTGCGCAGAAGAAATTGAAGTTCAATTTGCTGTAGTTCCACAACTGCCCCAAAATTTATAAAAGATGGCATTAATTAATGGTGAAGCACATAGCTGGGATAACATACAAGTGCGGCTCTTCGGGCGTACAGTGCAAGGAATTTCGGCTATTAGTTACACAGACGAACAAGAAATCACAATGAATCCTGGTGCTGGAAACAAGCCTGTAAGTTACAGCAAGGGGTCTATCCAGTTTTCAGGAACTATCACTCTAGAGTCAAAAGAAGTGCAGGCTATTTCTGATTCCGCTACAGTGGACCGGTTGCAAGACATACCGCCTTTCCCAATCAATGTGGCTTTTATTAGTGCGTCCACAGGCTTGATGTCAAATCATAAATTATGCTCGTGTCTGTTCAAGAATAATGGACGAAGCGCATCAACTGGCGACACTCAAGTTAATGTTGAGCTGGAGCTAGCAATTGGCGATATAGAGTGGTCATAGTTAAGATTGCATTTGGCAATCAATTAGTATAATCTGTTCAATTTAATATTATGGAAAATAAAAAGTTAAAGGTTCATGGTGTCTTAAGTGCAAAAGAAATCGAAGTACTTAAGAAGAAGCATGGCGAGCTGTTCAAGATTGTTGTTGATTTAAATGACAATGAGCAAGCTGTTTGCTACTTAAGGGGCCTAACTAGGAATGACAAATCCTATGTGGCTCAAAAAATGGCTAAATCAGATATTTACGAGGTTGGTAAATACATCCTAGCAAATTGCAAAGTTGGTGGTGATAAGCGATTTGAAACTGACGACAAAGTTTATGACAGTGCAGTTTTAACAGCTGGAGACTTATTTGATTTCCTGCCAGCAGAGCTTTCCAAAGTCGAGTAGTCGCCATAGAGAGCGATCACTTCTTTAGGAAAGCAAATGCACTACTATCTTATTACTTCAAAATTCCTTTTCCAGAAGAACTGCCAGATCTCCTATGGTGGGAAAAGTGGGAACAATTAAAATGGGTTAGGGAGTTTGAAAAAGCGAAAAAATGACATTTCAGGTAAATATAGCAAATTTGATTCAAGAAGCTTTTGGTATCAAAGGCTATGTTCCTGTTTTGGCTGAAGATAGTGTTGATTTGGAATTTAATGTTCCACAGCTGGCATTAGGCTCAGAGCCTTTTGTTACATCAATTCTTGGCACACCAATCTACGAGGTTATTACATGGAAGCATCAGGATCTTGAAGATTACACAATGTTAGATCATCCATTGGTTGACATATCAAGAGCGAAAAACATTGTCAAGACTTCTGTGGCTGGAAGAGATGGAACATTCAAGGAATTCATCTCTCATGATGATTATAAAGTAAGAATTAGAGGGTTGATC